GGTCTCATCAGTACTTCGATGCACGCGTGTGGGACTCAACAAGAGAATTTGGTTGGGACACAAGGAACATGCATCCTAGTGATATAAGGAGAGGACCAGACTTTTTCAAGCCTTTCGGAACGTGTCTTTACAGGGTGCTCAAGTTTCTCGCAAATGATCTGGAAAACAACAAGGAAATTCACCCATGGATGATAGACGGAAGAGAACTTGACACCAGCAATTTCCATTTAAACTACAGGTCAAGGCACGTATTTGTTAGGACTTTTGAAGATGGGTGGTCGCACATCAGTCTCGATAGATTCACTGGATGTAGACAAGTTCTCCTAGGTCGAACAGCCGCTATAACTTGGCTGTTGACAGATAAATTCTTGGGGAAATTCAGAGATACTCAGTTCTGGCCGGCATTTGCTCAAAGGGTTTGTTACACTCTCGCGGTGGATCACGATCTTCAAAAAACGTTCTTCTCGTTAGTGGAGTACGAAAAGTCGGGAGAAGTTAGGTCTGGAGGAGCTTGGATAGAGGAGAAAGAATACAAAGGAAATTTTATTCCTATATGGAAATGCAACTACCCTTCTAGCTTAAGTTCCATTAGAGACTCTAGTTCTTCTGTCGTGGATATAGTAGGATCTCTTCCGTCACAAAGACAAAATCAGATAATAGTAGCGCCTAGGGCTTTACAGATATCTGAATTCCATTCCGTCGGAGTTCTTTTCCACAAGAGGAAAGATGGGAAAACCTGTGTTACTTTGCCTGTCATCCCGACCGGTCAGTTGAGAAAATACGCCAATTATATGATACGGATAGGATGTGTCGTGGAGTGCCCTTTTGTCTTTTTGAAAGACATCCCAACATTGAACAAGTTCTCAGACAAAATGGTCGACTGGAAAAGAGATTTAGCCTCGATAGACAGGGATGAGCACATGTATAGACGAGACATTGTATCTGAGTCCATCACAAAATTTGCCTCGAGACTCAGAGAAATGAAAACAAAAGGAGAGCCCTTCTCTGCTAACATTCAAGAAGAGTGGGAGAGAATTAGACATGACTATTGCGCTGCGCTCACAGCGAAGTGCTCTAACATCGAATACGAAGGAACAGACGTGAACATGTCTTTAAGATTCAATTACTGGGGTCCTGACCATCAGAAAACCCCCGACATGGTTTTCGAATTTGAGACAGATATTGTTCTCACGGACATTAAGACAACCGAAGGGGACTCAACAAGAGTGGCCAATAATCTTAAGGACAAGTACGAAGTCTTACGAGCAGGAATAGAAGATTGGACCGGGAAAAGGACCACAGTTGCTGTCGTTCTCTTTGATTTCAGATCAAAAACATTTTGGGTTGACCCTGAATTAAGATCTGTGGTTGATTCGAAGAAACTGGCCAATGAAGTTAAAGACATTTTCAAAATGGCAGGAGAAATAGATGATTCATTTTCGGACAGAAGGAAAACGGTCCATGCAGGCACAAGAAACCTAAAATTAATCGAAAAGAAATCAGCTTTCATAAAAGAAGTGATCACCATGATCTTCGAAGAAATAAATATTTCTTCTCCAGAAGTGGTCAAAGATGGCATCGAGACAAAGGGATGCGGACCAAGGGTTAGAATTGATCAAAGAGAGGCTATGATCGGAGAGGCTTTCAGATATATGAGGACATCTTTCAGGAAAGTGCAGAAGTTTCCATTCAACGAACTAGCGGACGAAATGATAAGAGAATCCCAGGAGACAGACTTTAGTATTGTTCAGACCAAAGACAAGATCGACCAGGCGCTTATCGGCAGAGCAAAGGACTACTCTGACGATGCAGCGAAATTCAACATGCTACCAATACTACTCAAAGAAACCAATGAACTCGCTCCGATACTTTTTGAGAGACAGGAACTTTACGAAATTAGTTCCCAATTCACAGATGGAACAAAATGCTACTTGCCCTCCCAAGACGACTTCATCGACGAGCACAAAGGACGGAAACCCATAGACGTAGGCCTGCACCCTAGGTACGAAAAGGATTTCGACGATTTTGTTGAATACTTGGTGGAATCAGACAACCTGCAAATTGTCTCGCGAAGAGTCACTGAACTCTACGAGAATATTTGTTATATGGAAGGACGAAGAGCAGCAGCGAGTGGATTCCTTACGAAGAGCGAGGCCAAGAAGTACGGAAAACACACAAAACTGTCTCTCAGGAAAACTGGGTTAACCGTCTGCAAGCAATTCAAAGGGTACACTTTGTGTGTGCGAGCAGGAAGCAGACTGACAGCGGAGAAACAAATAAAGGTAAAAATATTGTCAGTAGATGGTGCGTTCTTGGATAAGCCTTATCTTAAAGTGCCCAGGAGAGACAAATGGTTCACTGTCTCTCTATCACACATCGAGAATCTTATTAGATCTAGTGAACTCGTGGTGGGCCTAGAGGCTTTAAGCAGAGACAGCAGATGGGTGGCCACTGCTTTCTCTTTCTTTTTGTTCATGAGGCCCGTTACTGCAGAGCTTCTGCAGAACGCGAGGTATGTCTGGCTTTCCTCCGTATCATACCACGGAGATAAGAAAGGGCTAGTTAAGACTGTTATTCCGGATTTTTGGACTGCGAGAATCGACAGTGTTGTGGTTGGGAAACTGAGCAGGTGGTGGAAAGTGCTTCTTAGCGAACTACCACAACAGTGCAAGCTCAAAGATGATCAAGAACTGATGGATCATATGGAATATTCGCACATGACGTTTCCCTCATTTTACAACCCAAAAATTAGAGTGCCGTCAGAACGGACCATAGACGAAATATATACATGCAATTTGTCCAGCAGGCAAAACGGATTTACTGCTCACAAGGAAACGAAGATGGTCGCAAAACTGCTTGAATGCGAAATCAAATGGCGCAAAATGACTAGTCACTACGATCCGAAAGAACCAGTAGAATTATACCACAATCCAGAAATGTTCAAGTACTCTGCAAGTGCAATTAACGCCATCTTCACGGATTTCTTTAAGGAAGGGTACTTTAGCTTAGAGCCATGGGAAAGGATGCTGAACAAGTTTACCCTAGGCTTAGATGAATTGGCCACAATGAAAAGCTCTGTTTCCAAGGAGAGCACGAAGATCGGTGAAAACAACAGGAAGAGAGCCGCAGAGAACTTTTATGGTTTGTACCAAGAGTCAGGATTGATAGGCATTTTGTCAAATATAGCTGCGACTTCAGATTGGCCTCAGTTCGTGAACGATTTGTTCCCTAAAGCACAAATAGGCACAAGAGAAATAACTATACTCCACTACATGGCAAGGTTGCAAATATGGGTTGTCGAACACATCATGGAGTCTTTCTGTTACGCTTCTCCTGTTGAAATGATAACTGAAAAGAACAAAGAGGAAATGCAAATATCTATCATGAGTAGTTTCAGAGAAGCTAGGTTGCAAGCTGCAAGAGAAGGAAGAACAGTTAGAAGCGAAGTTCACTGTTTGGATGCTACGAGATGGTCCCCAGGTTTCAACGTGGCTCACTTCGGAGAAATGGTCAATGTCATGCCTATACCTAGCGGCATGAAAGTTTACATTTTCCATACTCTGCGCTGCATACAGAAGAAAAGAGTAAGGATGCCTGAGTCTTGGGCAAAAGCCTTAAGCAAAAGATCTGATGAGGACAGAAAAGAATTCGAGTTAGATGGTTCTTTGGAGATTCGAGAAGAAGCGGAAAATAACTGTGGCTACATTCTTACTGAATCGGGTATGGGTCAAGGAATCCTACACAGATTTTCTTCTATATATCACGCAGGTGTAAGCTCAGCCGAGGAAGCAACAATTCGAGTGGCCGCCGTGAAGCTAGGAGTTGAGATTCTTCAGATGCACACTCAATTAAGCTCCGACGACAAGACACGATATATTCTATACCAGGCGCAAAACGGCAGATCATCTGTTGTTTTCGCGCGCGCTGCCTGGCTGGGATCTATAAAAATATCCCCCATTTTCAACATTCACGCGAACAAAAAGAAAAGTGCAGGAGGAATAATCGCAGAGTTCAACTCTTTCTTTGCTGTGGGGAAAAAGCCCCATTATGCTCTGATAAAGGACATATACAGTGCAACTGCGGTTGTCGATTACACATTCCCTGAGAAAGCAGTCGAGTCAAAAATTGGAGACATTAGAAGATTGGTAGAACATGGCCTCACTCTTGAGCGATTAATGCCCTTTGTTCGTAGACTGAGAGGAACGATGATTAGAAGATACACCTACAAAACTTCTGACATCTTGACTCTCTGCAAAATGCTCGACTGCTCAGCCTCTGAGCTACCGCCACAGCTGGGGTTTCTTCCGGACGAGACAAAAATTCTTGCTGCCGTTCTCTATAATAAAGAAATGCTATGTTTCCAGGGTTCTTCGACTCTTCAGACATTTTATAGGAACTTTTTCTCTAACACTAAAATCGGAAAGTACAATAGCAACTTTTTTGGCGGAAAACATTCTATCTCTTTAGACACTGCGTTTGATAATAGGATTAAGAAACTTAGGGAAAAACTCTCGGAGATGCTAGGGAAAGATCAAGTGAACATCCGCATGTTCCTAGAGCAGACAGCTCTCAGCAAGATGAGCGGATCCACCGACCCCTATAAGGTTCTGTCGGCGCTATCATCTTATCCATTCCAGTTGATGGACGATGACCCCATAACCATCGCTTTACCCGTTCACTCACTGGTTCGAGCTGCTCAAGCATCAAGGAAAGTGAAAATTGATGGCTTCGAAGGATATGCCAAAGGATTAGTCGATTCTGCTTTTATGATTCTAAGCAAAAGAGCAAAAGATGGTAAACCTCTCAAGAGCAACGTGAGCTATTTTAAAACCGCGGTGAAAATGAACTCTGTCATGGAGGATTTGACTAGCAAGTTGGAGACATGTCGTTTTAGAGAATCACATCAGAGACGGAAACCTAGAAGATACAACATCACTCCCGGAGGAGAAGGAACTCAAGTGTCTGTTCAATCATTCATAAAAGATATTCTTTGCGCCGAGGAACCAAGGACAGCAATAATGAGACGCATCCAGAAACTTACTGAGTCGTCCGGGACTCTGCTCAACACGAGTCAATTGGAAAAGGATCCTATGAGATTTTTATATGAAAATTTTTCAGGAGATGAGCCACTACAAACAGCAGAAAAATTCTTCGAGTATTTCTTAGGAAGGCAGAATTTTCCTATGATAAGAATGAGTCTGACACAGCCCCCCAAGGCCTCCGGAGAGGAAAATCTTGCAATAATTCTTTCAGAAATTTATAGGGAAAATATGATCGCCAAAATAGGGTGGGAAACAACAGACGAGGAGGAAGCTTGCTCAGAATTTCTTCTGTTCGCAAGAGCACAAAATGTCCCCGAAGTTATAAGCACAGCCGCTCCAAGAAACGTACAGAAAGTGTGTATGTGGCTTGGGTATTTGCAGAATCAGAGTGATTTCACATACGCAACAATGTTTTTTGAAAACCCAGATTACTATTTAACTCTATCAAAGAATGCTATTTGTTTAAGATCCAAAGTGAGCCCAAGAAACCCCGACATAAGATATTGGCTATATATAAAGAGCTCATCAACAGAAATAGATCCTGTGTTCGAGAGACTTGTCCTGAGTGACATGGTAAGGCATCCGGGAGAAAAGATGTTCAGGAAAGTGACACAAATGACTTTCCAATCTGACAAGGGGCTGATATACAGCAAAAGCTTTCCTGTGATTATAGCTTCGCAGACAGACCAAGGAACGACGAGGAAATTGAATTTAACTATTCGTAGAGACAAACAAGGATCAGGGAAGACGAATCCTAAGTTCAATGTGTTAGACATAAACGACAAAACTCCTTTCCTAGCAGCGAATCTGCCAGATAAACTATTCGAAGAAAAGGAGCATCTTCTGCAATTCCTTCAAGATCTTCGACTTCCTCTTTCATCAGCTAGTCAAACCGTGGAGAAGCCCCGAGCAAAAACGGACGTTGTGATAAACTCCGCAAATCTAAGGAACGTTCTAGCTCAATTCGAGAACAAGTTCGAGGAAGACGAGGATTATGGAATCGACGACCTCATGGAAGAGTCCACAGATCCTCTCTCACTGAACGTCGCAAAACTCGCCACTGTTGTCAGAGAGCAAGCGATGCTTCTCCAACAGAATCACGAGGAGGCCGACTTAAGACAATCAAACACGGTCATGGGACTGAAATTGTCTATAAACAACTTTGTGTTGAAGCATTTTAGAGAGAACGACGAATTCAGAAGACTCTCCGAAGTGGATTTGTACACAGGAATCATAGGCCAATTAGGCGAGGGCTTGACCAATACATGTGCAATCCATTCTATT